CCGCCGGTCTCGTTACCGTCTTCTTTACAAACTTTACGATTTTCAGCTCGTCTGTCGTGTAAACTTTCAAGGATCGGTATTGCACAAACTCCAGTGAATATTTCTTATTTCCGTATCCGCCGTAATCAGTACATTCAAAGCTACTGATCGTAACATCGATATTAACATTGGTTTCAGTGACCATCAGCCGCAGAACAGTTCCTTTTTCCTGCCAGTTTTTCAGAATTTTTTCGCACTCTGCCGGCTTAATCCATTGTTTTACAATGGACTCATTCCTTTTCGCTGCTCCGAAAAATATTCCATCGAATGAAATCTCTGTAAGCTTCATCCCCTTTGGGATTTTTACCTCGCCATAGGACAGAATATCGTAAGACTGATAATTGGTCCGATTCGTTCCCTTTACCTCCTCTGGGAGGCTAGGAAAGATAAATTTGCTTTTACCGTTTTCAACTTCGGTTAAAATAACATCCATAAAGCGCCTCCCTTAACTACTTATCGGCATGTTCGAGAAAACTTCACCCAGGCGATCGGCAAGCTCGCCGCCAAGATCGTCTGCCAATTCTTTCATGTGCGTTTTGATAATTTGCAGGATATCGTCTTCTCTCTGACTTGTTGACGATATCACAAACTGCGGATTTACAGTCACGCTAAGGTTTACTTCTTTGGTATCCGAGTTTTTCTCGCTGTCAATGACAGTCGAAACATCAGAAGTGCCGCTGTCGCTCTCTGACATTGGCTCTGCAAGGCTTTCTGTATTCTCCCATATATTTTTATTGAAAGAGCCAGAGGAGCCAATAAAGCCTCCATCAGCGTGCTTTCCAACACCGAGCATTTCTCCGGCCTGCGCCCACAGTTCCAAGCCCCGCTGTCGCCTTTTACTCCCAAGCGGAATGATTACCTCAGGTCCATCTTCGCCCCACCACGTAAGCTCCGGACCATAAGCAAATCCGCCATTGGCATTTGAAGATATGCTTCCGCTTACAGTAGCCGTTCCGGATCCACCGCCAGAAAAACTAATTGTAGCCGATGGATTGGCCAACTTGTAATTAACCGTAATCGTCACGGTCGTTGTCGTCGTAAATCCGGCCGCAAACGCGCTGTTGATTGCTGCTCCAACAGAACTATACAAACTTGTGATCGATCCCTGGATAGTTCCCATCGTGGCTGTTATAGCGTCTGATATTCCAGATCCAACCGCCGAGGTAACGCCAGAATAGTCCAGTCCTTCTATCGAAGATGTAATGCTACTCTGCATAGCGGCTGTGAAGCCACTCATATCGATTCCCTCAGTTGAGGATAAAGCCGTTACAATAGAGGTATTGATCATCTGCGCGCTTTCTGAAAGATCTATCCCTTCAAGCGCAGCGGTTAATGAGTTCTGTATTCCTTCCTGCAGTCCGGATCCCGACTCAGACATATCAACCGATGCCATGGCCTCTCCGAGCTTCTGATTCATCATTCCTCCGACTTCCGAGAGATCAATGTTTTCCAGGGAAGCTGTCAACGTATTTTGCAATCCCTCCTGCAAACCGGCGTCGCTTTCTGACATGTCTACAGAAGACATAGCTTCGCCAAGCTTTTGATTCATTAGACTTCCCGCCTCTGTAAGGTCCACGTTCTCGACCGATGACATGAGCGTACTTTGAAGCCCTTCCTGCAGTCCGGCGCCCGACTCGGACATATCAACCTCTCCAAGGCTCTTGTTAAGCTGATTCACCAGAGTTTCACTTGTCGGAGATAAGTCCACATTTTCTATGGACGAGTTCAACATATTATTTACGCCTTCGCTCATATCTACACTGGTTCCCTCCAGTGCCGACGTCATCTGATCCGGCATTGACGCCGCGACCTGACTCATCATTTCGGTAATGGCTGCCTGTGTTTCTGCTGAAAGCCCATCCAGATCAAGCCATTCGGTCGCTGTAGCCAGATCCCAGTTTTCCACATCCACACCGTTTGACATAGCATTATGCATCGCGGTTCCGAGCCGCTCCGCAACGGATCCTTCAAGATCCGGAAGTATCCCATCCAATTCGCTACCGAATGCATCTGCAATCGACTGCAGTTCAAAGCTTTCCACTCTGACAGACAGATCCGTGATCTTTGCCTGATACCCTTCGGTGAGCGCCTGCAATTGTTCATCAAACTGTTCCTGAGAAATCGCTCCATTCTGAAGCTGGAGATTTAGATTTGTCAGCGAAACCTGCAAAGCCTCATCATATTGTGATGCCGCTTCCTCCACGTTTGCCTGAATTTCAGATACCAAAGAAGCGAAAGAGTCAGCGTCCAGTGATGCTCCGGAGTATTTAATTTTTAAGCTCTGGAAACTCGCTTCCGTTTCCGCCTGGCTGATCTGGTTCGTGATATCGGCAATCTGGTTCTGCAAATTCGTGATTTCTGCCTGCTCGTCAAGCGTGATCACTCCATCTTCCAGCGCTACATTGACCTTTGCTTTCAGATTGCCGCCAAGAGTCTCAATCTTAGACTGCAGATCCGAATACATCTGATTTAGCCCTGTTGTCATATCCGTTTCATTTCCCGGCTCAACCAGAAGATCTATAGCCGCTGTCGCTTCATAATGTTTGTCTTCGAGGTACTGCTTCGAGCTTTCGATCATGGAATCAACAGCCGAAATATATTCCGATATATCGCCTTCATCAAGCTTCATGCCGAGCGACGCCTTCCAGTTCAACTTGTCCATCGTCTGGAACGAACTTTGCAGAGTAGCAAGAGAACTGTCTGCGGTCTCTGCTGCTGCGGAGAATTTATTCAGTGCTTCCGCCTGATCCGCAAACACGATCTGTTTCGCTGCTTCCTGGATTTCCTGCATAGACAGCTTTATATCCCCGAAGCTATCCCGGATCTTATTCGATGTCGCTTCCTGCATCATGGCGCCGAACTGCTCTGCAGATACATTCGTATCGTCAAAAGCTTCTTTCAGTTCTTGACTGTCAAATTTTGCACCTTCTAAGGCATATCTGCTTTTCTGCTCCAGATTTTCCGCCGCTGCCGCAGCTTCCTCGTAATCCTCTTTTACCTTGTCTCCGGCAAACCAGCCGGCAAGTCCTCCGACACCAGCTCCAATCAAAGCTCCAACTGCAGTTCCGAGAACCGGAACTACCGATCCTATCGCTGCTCCGGCCGCAGCTCCAGCCGCTACGCCTCCGACCTTCAGTCCGGCAGACGTCCCCTGCGCTTTGGCAGCTTCCTTGTTTCCGGATTTGTAGGAATTGTACGCATCAAAGGCATCCATGCCTCCGCTTATCAGCGTTGCGCCTCCAACAACACCGCCAAGTATTGCACCGCCTCCGGCAGCTGCAAGTCCTGCACTTGTAGACGCTCCAGATCCAAGTGCCATTCCAGCCTTTCCGGCCAAGCCCAAGAGCCCGCTTCCAGACACATTGCCGACTCCGGCCAATTCATCTGCTACTGAGAAATTGCCAATCACTTTATTCAACACTCCGCCCGTGGCGCTTTTATATATACCTTTTCCGGCTTTGAACACACCGGATCCGAGGCTGAACATTGGGCCTGCCACTTTCGCGATGGCGGCAGCGGACAACAACGATGTAATGTCTGGTGCCTCTCCTCCCGGAAGAAGCTTTGCTGCGCTTGAAAGTGATCCCGTCAAAAGTGTTCCAAGGGCTCCTGCAATGCTGACACCGTTCATACCTTCAGTAAAGCCTTCGGCAAACTGGCGCCCTATGCTGCTCCCTTCATCAACAACAGATGAAACATCTATTCCCATCAAAGCCATAATTCCCGTGGAAATAGCCGTTCCAATGCCTACGCCTATATCACGAGCCACTCCGGCAACTTTCACCTTTCCCGATCCATTCCACCAGTCGGAAAACGGCTCTGCCACCAATTCATCCCATGCAATACTGATCTTCCCGAACAGGTCCGCATTCTGCCATTCATCCGTCGCTGTAAACTCGTCTATTTTTGACTTTGTTTGCTCCACAAAGCGATCAAAAGAATTCATCGCTGTAAGGAGCGCATTTTCCACATCCGGAACTTTGTCAGTAAGCCAGTCGAGCGCTTCCATAAGATATGGCTTAAACTTCTCACCTAAAGACATTTTCATGGAGTCAAGGGCTCCCGTGAACAGTTCAAATTTTCCGGCAAGATTATCCATCATGATATCTGCCATCTCCTGCGCAGCTCCGGAACTGTTGTTAATCTGCTCTGTAAGATCTGCAAAATCCTGATCAGAGGCATTTACGATGGCCAGAAGCCCGCTCATTCCTTCCTGCCCCGCCAGCATCGCAGCGTACTGGGCTCTCTCCGCCTCAGATAATGCGCTGAATTTCGATCTTAATTCCTGAAGGGTCTGTGATAATGGCTTAACTGATCCATCAGCGTTTGTTATGCTGATACCAAGGTCGTTGATTGCATCCTCAGCCTGACCAACAGGATGGGTAAGATTGGTGAGCAGGCTTCTCAAACTGGTGCCCGCTTGCGATGCTTTAATACCATTGTTCGCCATAAGACCGATCGCTACCGCTGTGTCCTCTATGCTGTACCCAAGGGCTCCGGCAACCGGTGCAACGTATTTGAACGTGTCGCCCATTTTTGCGACATCGGTATTCGTTGCATTAGCAGCCATAGCCATAACATCAGCAAACCGTCCGCTGTCCTTCGCCGCCATTCCAAATGCCGTCAATGCGTCCGTTACAATATCGGACGTAGTTCCAAGATCTT